TCATTGTTATCACTAATCTTCAACCACTTCTGGTATTGTGCTAGTGTTATTTCACTTAATGATTCAGGTATGTTAATTGTTACTTTCATATATATATAATGTAAAAAAAAATGCTTAGTGTTATGTACAAAATTAAAAAAGTTTGTACAAAAAAAAAGCTACCTGTTACAGTAGCTCTTAATTGATTAATTTTTAATTATTTAAAAATCTTCTCCTTGAAATTTTTGAAAGTCAACTAAAACCTTTTTTAAATTTTTCTTCTGTTGGTATGTTAAAAAATCAGCTTTAGATTTTATAAATTTATCTGCTTTATTTTCTCTTGTTATTTTTGTAATTATTTCAATAGGATTAATTCCTTTTCTTTTAGCATTATTAATTAAATTATCAATGTTTTCAGGTGTTAGTTTTGAATTTGTCATTTTGTTTTTTTTAAATACAATGCAATATATAAATATAATTATAAACTACAAAACATTTTACAATTTTTTTTCTATATCTTTTCTTTTCTTTTCTTATCTTAATGCTTTAGTAATGCTTAAGCAGTGCTTAATAAATGTAGTATTCTCCACCACTTTGTAACTGATAACTTACTGCATACCTCAACGCATCTAATGCGTGATTGTAATTATCTACGGGTGTCTGGCTTTTACGTTCTAACCATACATAGTTGTTTAGTTCTTTAATTAGATCAGTACTATCACTATCTATTATTAAATCATAATCTTGTATCATACTAATGCCATATGTTACACTTCCCTGTCCTTTTATAGCTGGTACTATATTACAATGCCTACTTAATTCATTAATTAATCTAGGTTCTGCACTATCACCCACAATTAAATCATTACCTGCATACTTTACATTTAGGTTTGCTAATTCACTTGTAGTGAGTTTAGCTTGATAGAAACACAGCTTAACATAAATAATTTTATTCTCTTTGTCTATGCTTGTTTTGACTAATGTGCTAGGGTCATTACTAAATCCATAATCTTGACCATAAACAACTTTATTAATATACTTAAACTCACCTATGCTCCAATTACTATATATAACACCTTCTGCTTTGTCTAGCCAAGCACCTTGTATAGTATGCTTGAATCTTTCTGGTCTTCTTTGCTTCATACTTTCTATTTGCTGTATGTAGCTTGTACTTAAATTATCTTTATTGTCTAGATATGTTGTATGTATGTATGTGGTATCATCTTTTGTTATATTGCTTCCCGCTTGTACACCACGTGATTCATACCAACGTTGATATATAAAATGTTCTTTAGTTGTGGGATTAAGTATTAATATAATTCTGTTTTCTTGTGCTTTGTTACGTACACTTAAATCAATCTTGTCAAATGTATCTTCATCAACTAATTCTTCTGCTTCATCCATTACCCAAGTTGTGATGCCCTGCAATGATTTAAGATTTGCTGTCTGGTCTCCTGAGCTTGTCTTAATACCTCTGAATATTATCTTACTGCCATTGCCCTTATTAATGATCTCATCTTTAGTAATTGTGAAATCATTTAGCTTGTTAAGCATTTCAATCTTTTCTATAAATTCAGGTATGATTGAGATACTTGCAGATCGTAATGTAAAACGTGTAAATAGTATAGTGTGGCCTGCTTGATATGTTAACAGCAGCAGTATAGTATTTATTGCAAATGATTTGCCTGAACCTCTACCGCCTGTAATAATGAAATAACGTGCTTTAGATTCATTAAATACTAGATACTTATTGTGTAGCTTTAATTCCTGCAATTAGTTTTCTAAAATCGTGGTTAACTTGTTCTGTGGTGTGCATATCTACAGTATCTTTTAATTTGCCATATACATTATCCATAATAGAATTAAAAGCTGCTACATCCTGCTTTTCAATTGCTTTTGATATAATAGCTTGTACCATTCTATATTCATTAGATTGCCATACATCATTACCTTGATCATCTTTTACCTGCACCATCATATCTAACATTTCACGAATTATTGTGCTTCTGTTTTTGCTTCCCTTTGGTCTACCCTTACCAAATTTATTTCCCTTTTGAAAGGGAGTTAAGTTTTCTTTATTCGCCATTGTCTCTCGTTATATTCACGTTATTTTGTTTATCTAAACTAAGATTCTTTATAGCTAATTCATATTCATTTAGATACTGTTTTAATTTGTCTTCAGCTTCTTTTTTAAGTTTGTGTTTCTTGTTCGTATTCATACTCATTAAATAGTTTTCTCATTGTGTCTACTAGTTCTTTTACACAACTACCACAGCTTGACATTTTTCTTTGTTGATTGAATATTCTATTATGTATTTTTAATAATTTTTGTTGTTCTGTTGCACCTAATCTATTATTGATGTGTTTAAATATATCTTTTAATGTTTCATATTCTTCTGCGTTTAAGCATTCTATTTTTTTGTATGGAAATAGTTTATTTAGTTTTTCTTTTCTTGCATCACATCCACAGTCCATTCCTAGCTTATCAAATATGTAATCTACACCAGCTTTAATACCTGTTGCCTTTGTTATCTTTTCTATTGTATCTCCTAATCCTTTTGAGGTATTCTTACTTTTCATATAGTTTCTTTTTAATATTTTTTTTTGCTCTTTTAATTGTATTGTATACTGTTACGTGTCCTAATCTGGTTTCCTTTGCCAACTTTCTTATGCTGTTAAATTGCTTAACATACAACGTAAAAAGTTTACGATCAAACCAATACATTCCATTTAATATGTCTAGTACTTTATTGTTAAATTCTTCTATTTCAAATTCTTCTTCTTCTACTATGTTTTTTATTACTGCGTTATCATCTTTGGGAATCTTGTTTTCTTTGTTTGCGTTATCTTGTATTATTCTTTTTATTGTTCTTTTAATAATTCCAAAGTGTGGTTTATCGTTTATTATTAGTTGTTGTGTTTCCAGTTTCCCATCGTGTACTTGTTCATATAGTTTTATATACATTTCTTGTACAATATCTTGTACAACTTTTTTATCTTTCTTATATAACAAATTATTTGCAATTTCACAAAAATCATTGTGGTAAAATGCAAGGTGTTCTAATATATTATTTAGCTCTACCTTCTTCAACTTCTATTAGCAGGTTAACAAAATCATCTAATTCTATTGCTACATAATCACGTTCAAAGTTTTTAGTAAAACATACTACTGGAATCTTTGCATTACCTAAACAATCATTTCTACTTTGTTCAAGTGCTTTCCATATGTTTAGTTTTTCTTGATTCTTGCATTCCCAGTTAAACTCAGATAATATAGATTGATCATCAATGCATAGAATATCACCCTTCATAGATAATCCACCTGAATTAGGTGTGCGCCTTATTTTAGCTTGTAGCTTTTCAGCTAAATACTTTGCAACCTTTAATTCAAATCTTTTACCTTTTTTATTTGCGTTCATCTTTGTGTATTTGAAAGTGTTCACGAACTGCAGCACCTAGATCAGCATTATTTGGATATATAGCACACAAGTATTTTATACCATTCACCACAGGTTCATAAGGATGCTTGTAATATTCTTTAGTTTGTCTTAATTCGTTTTGTGTTTTTTTATTTTTCATTTCTGAACAAAATAAGTTATTAAAGTTATTGGCAACCATATAGGTGTTAACAATAATCCTATTAATATTGCTGTTATATCAATAATCTTTTTTTTCATAGTATCTGCTACATATCGCTATAGCTTGATCTCTTTTTTTACCTTCTTTTATAACTTCTGGTATACACCTCATCATAAAATCTTTTCTAGTTTCTCCTGCTTTTGGTTTTGGCATATTATCTATTAAATAAAAAATGTGTTAACATTCCCGCAAAAAATGATACAACACAAACTATAAACATTACAAAATATATATAATCTAAATTAATCATATTATATAAAATTACTAAATTTTTTCTTTAGTTGCTGATTCTGCCTGTATGCCTTGATGCTGTTCTGTTCTGCTATTAAGTTTTTTTTGTGTAAATTATCTAATGCAGCTTGTAAATAAACTATTGTAGAATATGCATCTGTTAATGTATCTAACGCTTCTTTCTTGCTGTTGGTTGCTCGTTGTTTTATGTTTTCTTGTGCTTGTAGTATAAGTATCTGTAACTTGTTCTTTGTTATTGTTATATCTATTGTGTCCATTATTGTTTTTTATCTTCCATATAAAGTAATTCATCACCTAGCTTTTTATCAAGTGTTTTAATTAATCTATATATTATTATACTTCTTCTTTTAGCTTCAGCCTTTTCTTCTGGTGTGCTATCAGTACCTAGATTTGCATATAGGTTGCAATCTATTCTTAATAACTCATCAATCTTTTGTTTATCACTCCAACTTTTATAACTCATAAAAGTATCTATATTATCATATCTATATTTCATTGTTATTTATTTATAATGTTTAGGATAAGGTTGTTCTTTTAATAAACACTTTTTCTTTTCTCTTTGGTCTAAAAATTTAATATATCTAAATTGTCTTAAATTCATACGAGTTGCACGATTTTTGTTTTCTTGTAAATATTTTGCTTCACCACCATATCTTTTGCTTTTTTTTGATACAGTCATTTGTATATTATGATAAACAATACCATCTAATTCCCAAAAATCACTTTTATGTTCACCAAAATAATTAAATGAACAAGCTTGATATACTATGCCAAAACCACCGCATCTTTCATCAGCAAAACTTTGTATCCATTTAATTTTTGGATATTTACGTTTTATATATTTAATTGAATAACTAATTGCCCTACTTTCTGGATATTTGCCTACATTGTCCTCTATCCACATTCTATTCAATTCTAAATATTCATTTTTCTTTGTTCCAGAAACAACATTTCCACAGCTTACAGGATTCATTGCGTATCCATATTGAAGTACGCCTTTTATTTCTTCATTTACAAACAAACCCAAATGTATGTAAGTAGCATTATAAAATTTACCGCTATAATGATTTTTTACTATTAAGTCATTGGCAAGTTTTCTCTCTATTTGTTTTACATAAAATTCATTTGTTCCAAAACCTATACATTCAGATTCACCCCATAAAGAACTTTGATTATTAAAAATATACTTCTTCATTGTTTTCATTTTAATACATTTTTGCCACCAATTGTGAAACCTAATCCGCTATTGTAATCAAATCTTAATGGCTCATTTAACATTGTAGGCTTACCGCCTGTTTCTTTATCCTTTATTTTATAAACGTGTACTTCTGTCATCATCCATAATTTATCGTGTGATATTAACCTGTGTAAACAAATGAAATTATCTACTCTATTTGGAAATACTTGCCCACCCTCACAATCTGCTTTTCTTGGTGGTTGTATATGTCCATTCAACTGATGGTCTGCAGGATATACACGCCTTGCAGCTTCTGTCTGTGGGTGCATAGCAATAAATACTGTTTTACCTGTTTTGTTACAAAACTCTCTTACATCATTACATATTTGATAATTGCGTTCAAATTGTGATATTCTTCTGTCGTGGTTTAATCCTGTGTATGGGTCAATTAAACAACCATCACATTGTTCTTTTTCAAATATTTGTAACAGTTCTTTATGGTTGTATAGTTTTCGATTATCAATAAATTTAAAATACTTACTTATTTGATCGTGATAAAATAAATATTCATTTAAATCTTTTATTGTTTCACCCGTCCACATTTGAATTATATCACGTTTCAATTGTCCTGCGTTGTTTTCACCTGACCAAATACACCACTTCTTCTTATGTAATTTACTTAATGCTGTTAAATACCATAATATGAAATTTGTTTTGCCGACATTATCCAATCCAAGAAACATATTAAAATTTCCATTCTTGTAAACAAAGTATTCATCTAATGCACAACCAATACCTATACCACGTTTAATTTTACCTGCTTTAAATGCTTTTAAATATGGTATTGTTGCTTTGTCTTCTAATATCATTGATCTAGCAGTTTTTGAACTTCATCACTAACACGTAAAAGATTATCATTTGCGTATTTATCTTTTATTATCTTATCTTTTCTTAATGCTTGAGCATTGCTTAAGCTTTGCTTGTTTTGTGTGGTTTTACCACCTTTTCTACCTGCATTAACTCTTTTGACGTGTGCTTCTTTTCTTTCCTCGTATTGTTCATCTAGCCATTTAATTCTTATTTGATCACCATTTACTTTAAGTAAATTTTTATCAATAAGATCACTCCAGTGTTTAGGTACTAAAGATTTTATTTGATCTCTGCTAACGTTGCATTCTTTACTCCAATAGTAACAGCATATTTTCATAAATGCACCCTGCAAATCTAAATTTGTAAACATAATTGAACCTGTTATCCATTGGTTAGGGTAGAATTTAAAGTATGGTAATTCTTTCATAATTATATTGATTCATTATTATTAGAATTTAAATATACTTTTCTTTGCAATTCTTTAGCAATATTTTTAGCCACTTTAATTACATTGTAACAAACTTCTATTCTTCTATTATCATCATTTAAACCATCTAAATAATCTATTAAAGCATCAATAAAAGAATCATTTTTACCTTCAAAAGATAACCTTATTGAATCTTTAAATGAATTAACTTTTTTACTTTTTTCAATAACATTATTTAATAAATCATCAAACATATTGCTTGTAGATTTATTTTCATTATCAATTTTATTTATTCTTTTTCTATTTTCTTCTATTCTTTTATCTCTTTCTATTTCTTCTTTATATAATTTATCATCTGTGTTTTTTCTCCATCCTTCTGGTTTTATGCCAGTAGATTTAAATTTTTGTACTCTTTTAAATGCTTTTTGTGTTTCTGTTTTTTTCTTCTCTTGTTCAAAATGTTGTATTTGTTTGTATGCTTCTGGTAAATTATTCACACTGAATAATTTCCTTTTATATTCAAAAAGTGTCATATACCTATGAGAAGTAGGTTGACTAAAATTACAATTATCATTTATCCAATTTAAAAAAGTTCCGTGTGGTAACTCTTGCTTTACATTTGTAAGTAATTCACCTAATTTTATTGCATCTTGTACAGTTGATTTTAATTTACATTCAATATTAGAATGAAGTGTATTTATTTCTTGTATGTGTGTTTTCGCTATCATAATATATTATCGATTACTTTTTTTATATAATCTAATCCTTTTTGACTAATAACAGTTTTATAAGATATTCTTGTATCACCATAAGTAGTTGTATATACTTGCTCTATTAGTTTAAAACAACCTCTATCTACATATTCTTGATATGGTTGATTGTTTTTTCTTAGTATTTTATTTTCTCTTAAAATATTGAAAATTTTATTTCTACCAAGTTTTTGATAATTTAACAATTTAGCAACTTCTGACATTTCCATCCATTCATCACTCTTTGTAACTGTATCATAAAAATCTACTTTTGGTTGTACTTCTTTTGTATATTTCTGAAAAAGTTGTGTTACTATTTGGAGTTGTTCTTGTGTAGAAAATTTATTTATGTCTACTTCTTTTTTTATTTCAATTTGTTTCATAATATGCTTTGTGTTTTTCGTTATAGTTGTTGTATGCTTGTATTTCTGATTTACTTAATCTATCCCAAGTGTATATCCTGTCAAAAGGTGCTATGCTTGTACTAATGTTATCACTTTCATTAGGTTTTACTTTTGCTATAGTATCAATATATTTAAAATTTTTCTTGACAGGTTTATACACACGGCATAATGTTTCAGGATGTATGTTGTACTTTTTTGCTATTTGTGGCAATGTAAAGCCATCAATCAACAATTCTTGTACAGCTAACATACTCAAACCCCTTTTCAATAAGTAATTTGATTCTTTCATCGTTTCTAAAATGGTAGATCATTACTATTTGAACTTGATGATTCCTGTTTTTCTTCTGGCTTCCACGTATCTACACTAATAGATACATTTTTACCATATTGATCAGCTTCATCCTTTACATTGATATTTAGTTTTATAAACTTATTACCATTAAACTCTTGTATGTGTTCTCTAAGCTTATCAGGATTAATAGTTACTTTTAACCATTTCTCATTCATTACTTTACCGCTACCGCAGTATATTGTTTTTTCTTTCATTGTTGTTTGTTTTAAATTAATATTTGTTCTTCTACTTCTATATCTATAATGTCATCACTATATCCTACTGCTTCACCATTCCAATTGTTGTATTTGTCTACAAGATTGCAATATTCAGTATAACCCTGTGATATAATATTATAACCCAATCTATATACTTGCACGTTGTAAGGTGAAGTTGTTTCTACTGCGATAATATAATAATCTGCATCATCATAGTTTTCTAAATACATAGCTGCTTGCATTTTGTAATCATTGTATAATAAATCACGTTGAAAGCGTTTACCAGCGTCTGTAGTTGTTTTTATATCACAAACTATAGTTTTACCATCTATATAGCTTTCAAGGTCTACAAAGCCTTTAAAATTAACTCCTGCGTGATTCCAAGTAACTTCTTTTTCAGTATGCAGCTTGTTCTGCATAAGTTTATTAAATATAGGATTGTTCATTGCGTTGTTTGCAATTTCATTAGCGTCATCTAATTCTGATAGTTTTATGATCTGTTTGTTTTCGTTATCAGCTTTAAATGCTTGCCATTCTTTGCCCGCACGTCTTGCGCCTTCAAATACTGCATAATCATCATTGAATGAATCTGGTTCCAATAACAACTTGTGTATTATACTACCAAACTGCATTGCATCTGTTACTTTTGTTTTACCTTCCCAATACTTAAGTAAGTGGTTGGGTGATTTCTTAAAAGCACATAATGCGCTATAACTTAACCTATTCCTTTTCATAATCTTCTAATTTTTGTTGGTAGAATTTATTAATTGCCTCGTTCCATTGTTCATCTATTTGCTGTTGTTCATTTAGTAATTCTAACAGCTTCTCACATTCGGTTTTTATGTTATTTATCATATCTATTGGTTTTTAATTGCGTTTGCTACTTCATCTGCACTTGCTACTGATTGATCTACACCTACGCCAAAGTTGCCTAAAGCTCTACCCCAAGCAGATGTCTCACAGTTTTCAATGAATGAAGTTTTGTTTATAAAACTACTATTTTGTTTTTCGTGTGCATATCCACTTGCTACCTCATCACCTTCATTGTTTTTAAGTGATGCACGAACTATAACACCATTTTCATTTAAGTGTGTTATTTCACTTGTTAAGCTGTATCCTGCAAAGTGTTCTCTGAAATATTTTAATCTTTCTTGTACTGTGACGTACTGCTTACCTTTTATGTTTACTGTTTTTAAATCCATAATTTCTAATTCTAGTTAATTGTTTTTTTATTTTTTTTATTCTTTTACTATCATAATTGTAACGTAATTCTTTCCAATGCTTATCCACCTCATTTAATTCATCTATTAATCTATCAAATCTGTGTCTGTGAATTTCTTTATCATTGTTGTTTAATTCAAAACGTGTGATAACATTCTTATTCCAATTTGCTTGTCTGATGATCTTGCGTAATCTAAAATGTAGTGAAGTATAATAGTAATATGCTTGCCATTCTTCCATATCCTGAATGTGACGGTAGTATTCAGTTATTTCCATTGTATTCTTGCATTAGTTCTAGTAATACTTCAGAATATGACTTTCTGCCATTAGCTCTGCATTTCTCTTGAAATTCTAGTAATGTATCCATCTTACTAGCTGGCACATAAAATGTACGTGTTGTGTAATTGATTGTTTTCATAATTAATAATTTTATGTGAATATATATATAATTATAATACAAACAATAAAAAAAGTAAAAAACTTTATTAACAATGAAATGTTAAAATAGGTGTGTTAACCTTGCTACTTGACCGTGTTGCTTGTGAAATAGAAAAGATTCTATAGCTAAATTAGATGAAGATTGATAGCCGCTCTTGTGATGCCAAGCATCTGCGCCACTTGGACTTCTTAATGATTCTAATGTTACACCGACAAAATCATTTTTATGCTGAACCTTATGATGTATGTGTTGTGTGAACATATACCTGTATTTAGTTTCAGACCACCATTTGCATTCATCAGCCATTATCATTGGTAGTAGATTCCATTTTATAGCATCCCCGTGTGTACTGCTTATTAATGTTTTACCATACTTAAAGTATTTACGCATAGTTAAATCATTGTTCCACGTAACATTACTACATAAGCTGAAATGTGATTTTAATACTTCACTCATTAACCATCCTGTTATATGATCGTGATTACCACTAGTGTACATTACCTCAACATCTGCAATGTCAAGCAGCATTTCAATAACCTGAACTATTAAACGTTTACCAATTAAAAACATATCTGAAAACAAACCATCCATATCCTGTGGTGTTCCTTTAGTTGTTGTTTTAAAACCATCAACGTGTAAAATATCGCCAGAAAGCAACAAAATAACTTGATCTATATGAAACCCTTCTGCTTTCTTTATACACCCTCTAACACCTTCTAAGGTGCGTTGTACTGCTATTTGATTGTTATATTCAACACCACTTACAAAAGTTCTTGATAATTTACCTATGTGAATATCACTTGGGCAACAAAAAAACAAATGTGGTTCAATTACCTTTGGCCTTTGTATTTTATTGTAATGTGGTGCGTGTTGTTTTAAATCATCAAGTAAATCTTTAAATAATTTTTTATGATCTTGTTTTTTAAAATCTGGATTCTTAAAATATAAGCTTGCTTCTTTTGATTTAATCCATCCACTATGTATATCATCAACACTTAAACCCTGTGCTTCTGCCTCTTGCTTTATTCTTCTATACTTGTAAATTATATCAGCTTCATCTTCTGATAATCTGTATCGTGGATTACCACCTTTGTCTCTCCAACGTTTATTGTGGTTTTTCACAAAATAAAATTTGCTAATTTCTTTTTTTAGCTATGCTTCCAAAATAATAACCCGTAATTGAAAGAACGATGCCCTCAACTATTCCCGTGGTGTGAATCATTAGTTCTTTATTGTGTTCTGGTACTGTAATAAACACTATAGCAATCAATAACAACACAAAACCACCAAGACCAACAATGCCCGTAAAATTCATCATCCAATCTTCTCTGCCAGCTTTTGCCATTTCTACTTCTCGTTGCCTTGCGCTGTCTCTATCTTTTACTTCTAGGTTGTATAATTCTACTAGTTGTGCGTGCATCTGTGCTTTATCTTCTGGTGATAAATCAGGTTCACCATCTATTAAATTTTTAATGATTCCCAGTGTACCACTATCAGGTAATGCAGAACCAACCACCTTTAATACATTAGGTGCTTTTTCAGCTAAAAACTTTCCTATTTTAGTATCTTTTATTTTATTCATCTTTATACTTGTTCTGTGATCTTTTCTTTGCGTTTGCTATTAATCTTTCCTCCATCTTCGCTATCTTAACACGTAAATGTGTGTTCTCAGTAATTAATTCATCAATCTTACGTTCTAATCCATCAATTTTGTTTTTTAATTCTTCAATTACTTTTGCTTGTAGGTTGTCTTGCCTTTCTTCTTTCTTCGCATTAATATCAATCTTTTGTTTTAATATCTGCCAAACTTCTTTAATTCCAAGTACACCTAACAAAGAGGTTACCAACATAAGTAGATTATGATCATCCATTTTATTTGCCTTTATCATCTTTATCTAATTTGTAACCTTCTGGCTGAAATCTGTCGTACTCAGTTGAAACCTTAAAGCAAGGACACGATTTTTTAGCAAACTCATTATGCCCGTGTAGTGTTGCACTAGGGTAAATGTTTTTAAGTGTCTTAATCAGCTTAATTAATGCGTTTTTCTGTGCTTCTGTTCTTGTGTCTTTAGCACGTTTGTTTTTACTTAATCCACCTATATAACAAATTCCTATACTGGTTTTATTGTACCCTTTTACGTGAGCTCCAATCCTGTTTACGGGTCTTCCAGCTTCTATCTTACCATCTAAACCTATTACATAGTGGTAGCCAATATCAGACCAGCCACGATCTTTTACGTGCCATCTTTTAATAGTTGCAGCACTAATGTTCTGCCCTTCAATAGTTGCTGAACAATGTATTATAATTTTTTCTATTTCTCTCATTTGCCTTGTCTTTTATATGGTTTAACATAATTCTTACTGTGTTTACACTTGCTCATTTTACTTTTTGCGTGTATACCTTTCCTTCGTTTCTTGGGCTTCTGTAATATGTTGGTTACATATTTCACTATTCGGGTTCTTCTGGTGTCCAATCACTATCTGCTAATAAAGCAAGACATTGAGCGTGATCCATTGTTTGAATTGGTGTAAGCGTATTATTTGTTAAAAAACTTGGTTCCACGTCAAAGGCTATAATCGCTCTGGTGTTTGCTAAGTTTCTTCTCATTGTCTGTGAGCTAGTAGTGTTTACCTGTGAAAAATCTACCTTGCTTGTGTCGTTTATGTCTATTTCTATATATGTTGCCATTTGTTTATATTTTATGGTGTATCTTGAACTCTTGCGCTTTCGCTCTGATTGATACTCCAACTATTGTTACTTGAATATTTTGTTGTTCCTACTAAATTCTCTGGAATTGAGTTATTAGTACCTGTTCCATTTGCTTCTGATCGTGGTGTGTTTCCTTGCAAGGCATCTACTCCAGCATTTACGCTTGTGCCATCGTTTCCATTTCCACTTAAATCTTTACAGATAAAATTAGAACCGTTAAAGAAGCTATTTGAACCAAGTGTCCACCAAGCTATTGGTGATGGTGTGAAAGTTGAAAGGTCTTGAGGCATACCATTTGAATATAGTTTTAGAACCTCTGTAGATGTAAGAGCTTCGTCAAATATTGATACGTTGCTTATTTTACCATCAAAGAAATTTAACAAATTATAACCTGTCCCTATTCTTAATGGATTTGTATTTACTGAAATTAAATCAGTTTTTGTGTGTGGTGAAGCAGAATCTAAAACACCATTAATATATTGATTAACTTCATTTGTTGTGCTGTTAAAAGTAAATACTAAATGATGCCAAGCGTTATTGCTTAAAGCTGTATTAGTTTGATAACCAGTACTCGATGAACCAGATGCATTTGATAAATTAATTCTAAATCTTGAATTTTGCACTCTCACATTCCAAGCTCTATCTGAACCATCAAAAAATTTGTCTACAACTGTATTTGTAGCTGATTTATTAACAGGATAAACCCAAGCTGAAACAGTTAAATTGTCTGTAATTTGAAAAGCAGAATTATCAGCAATTTCTATATAATCACTACTTGCAGCATCAAAATTAAAACTGTAACTATCAAAAGGTAGATTTCTCGTTAGATCACTTAAAACTAAATTAGCTGATGTCATTCCTGAACTCTCACCATTTAATACAGAAACATTATTGTTTACTAAATTTTGTTCTGTCATTCCTGAACTTGTTCCTGTGTTTCCATTTCCTGATGCATCTGGTACACTCCAATTAGTTGAGAATGTAGCTGTGTTATCAAGTTTATACCACGCTTTTAAGTTATCAGAAGCTATAGCAGTTGTTAAGGGTCTTCCGTTGTTGTAGAGTGTTTCAACTGAATCTGTGCCTGTTTCTGGTAGTACTGTGTTCCATATTTGAAAATTACTTATTTGACCATCAAAGTCATAAGCAACCCCTCCAATAATGCTGTTATCAGTACCAACTATATCAACACTTGTAGAAGAACCATTAACTGCTTGTGTAACGTTAGGAACACCATTAACATAAATTACAGCATCACCATCTCTATCAAGTGTAACAACTATATGATACCATTGATTAACAACAAAATTAGCATTACTTGTGTTAAATGCTCCACCATTATCAATAGCCCAAGATCCACTTTGACCAAATCCTACAAAAACTCTTAATTCATCTCCAAGTGTTGTTATAAAAACAGCTTTATTACCTGTGCTTAAAGCGTTTAAATCAGCTGCGCCTTGGCTAAAAATTGTTTTATAACTTGATAAAGAATTTGATTTAAACCAAAATGAGTAACTTATATCACTCGTGCCTGGATATAAACTTGCATCATTTCCTAAATTTATATTTTGATTAGTGCCACTAAAATCAAAACTCTGTGGATATGCTGAAACTGCATCTGGTATTTGCCAAGCTCCTGAACTATCTGCTTCCCAGTTTGCTGATTGATCTAACTTATACCAAGCTTTTAGATTACTTGCTTGTGGTTGTGTTCCTGTTAGTGGTACTCCTGAATTGTAAAGTGTTTCTACTGAATCTGTACCTGTTGCTGGTAGTGCTAGGTCAAACATTGAAACGTTACTTATTTGACCATCCCATTCTTTTTGACTAAAACTGCCCCTTCTACCAATTGCAAAATTACCACTTGCTGTCAATGTTGTGCTTGTTGTGCCTGATAAATCATTAGTAACTTGTACACCATCAACATAAACTTTTAATCTATTTGCTTGTGACAAAGAACCGTCAAAAGTTGTGATTACACTATGCCATTGATTACTGTTTAAAGTAAAATTAGTACTTCTAAAATCAATAGAACCGTTAAAAGCTAAATCTAATCTATTTAATGATGTGCTTATTGTATATCTTAAATTGTTATCTCCCATTAAATTTTGAAAAGCTGTATTAGAGGTTTTAATCCAGCAAGAAATTGTAAAAGTTGAAGCACCATCTAAAGCGATTGTTCCAGTATTTATAAAATCATCCTGACCATCAAAATCAAAAACACTTGCATCTTCTACCGCTTCATTTGGTTGTGTAAGTGGATTTCCTGAACTATTGTCTCCTAGAGGATAAAAGGCTACAGGAGCTGGTTTTAAAGCTAAAGGCGAAGCAGAACCTAATGAACTGCTACCATATAAAGTGCTTATTTGTGATTCTGAAAGTGTGTAATCATAAATTGCTAATTCAGACATTGATCCATAAAAATGATCAAACCAATTGGTTTTAGTGTGTTTTAAACCAATACTTAATGTGTCTGCTGTGGCAACAGATTGAACATTACCCGCAAGAGTGTTAGTTAATTGAGTACCATTTTGATAAACTTTACACCTGTCAAGTGCTGTAGATTCATTACTATTATAAGTAATTATAAGACTTGTCCAGTCTGTTGTAGGGTCAGAAATTTCTGCACGAAAAGCAATGCTTGATACTTCAACATCAAGTCTATATACATTGGGAGAGGTTGATGTTCTATATATTACAACATTTATAGTAGAACTATTAACACCTGAAGTAGTAAGATTTAAAATATTACCTTGAAAAGTAGTGCCACTTCCTATTGCAGGCACAGGTTTTGGTTTAAGCCATACGCTTATTGAAAAATTAGACTTGCCAGATAAGCTTGTAAAATTGTCAGCTTGTATATACTCACTAATCCCATCAAACGTTAACCCATAGTTATCATTTAAATAAGAATCTACTCCTGCTTTGTTTGGTAATCTCCAGTTTGATGCTATGTATTTTGTACTCATAATTTAATCTCTTTTAATCGCCCATACGATTCCAATATTGGAGTGAACTTGAATTTGTATAATTTCCTGTATCTGTGTTTAAATCTAATACCTTGCCTGTGTTGTTTG